CGGCTAACAGGTGGATTTCATCAAACACATTCCCGTAGCCCTTGAGCAGGTTTAGAGATCCCGTCACGATGTTGATTCCGTAAACCAACGGGTTCTCATTTGCGTCAAATATGTCCAAAACCCAATGATTCTGCTGACCCATCACGTAAGTAGTACGAAAGAGGTAACTCACCCCTGCAATTTCAGTTGTGAACTTTCTTTCGCCGTCTGAGGTCAAAGGCAGTTCGATTACAGGCATCCGCTACTCCTTCTTGATCGTATCGTACCAAACAGCGGCTTGTGACTTATCGGCGTCGCTTGCGTTGCCTGATTCCACTGTTCCGGCGTTGACTGTGCCGCTTCCAGTCTTCTTTGCTCCACCTTTTAACTTGGTAGGAGACTTTCCGACTACGTTCAACGTGACCATGTTGGCTTTCTTGAAGACGCATTCAGCGGTGTACGCTTGTCTGAATGGTGCCGTGTGGTTAGGCGTGAACGAAATCAACACCATATTAGTGTAGATCCAGTGTTCGGTGATAACTTCTACAGGCTCGCGGCTGTTCAACATTTCGTAGAATTGGTCGAAAGCCGAAAAGTTATCACCGTTTTCACTGGTGTTGGTCATCGCAATGGACACGGACAACTGTTCAGGCTGCAGGATAACGTGATCTGACACGACCGCCCCTGATTCCAAGGGTATATCGGTCATTTGAGAGGTGAAGCTGTGACTTTCCGCCTCTTTTACAGACACAGAAACGCCAGCCACCACAGAGCCTTGTCTTACAATCCCGGTGTCTTCGTTGGTGAAGACGGTAGTAGCTTCATAGTTGTCTGCTATCATGCTATCCTACGCTTGGTCCATAGGTTCCTGGAGTGTTAATCTGCGCATCAGGGTACGCTGTTTCAAGGCTCTTGAGCGCAGGGCCGATCTCGGAAGGATCTCTTACCTCAATTTTCACGTTGGCGTTCAGGTTAGACTGATTCGTTTGATTGCGGTTTGTGACGCTAGGACGAGTCTCAGTCTTAGTAACGATAACAGGCCCTTTATCAGAAGGGGAAGACTGCTGCATAGCGGTGGAATTTCTTGCCAACTCCTTGCCCGCCTCTTCCAACTGAACCCTTGCGCTGACGTTCTTAGGAGCAGAAGAGGATGCCGTATTCGCATAAGGATTGTAGTTGCGCTGAGGCGTATCCCACCATGCGGGTTTTTCCTTCTTTTCTTCAGTAGGAGGAATAATAGAAGGCACGTCCTCTTCAGACTCAGGAACGGACTTGGCATACGGATTGTAGTTGCGTTGCTGTCCGTCCCAATTGTATTGGCGAGTAGGCGGAGGCCCTTGATCCTTGTCTTCATTCAGGTCTTCAAGTCCAAACAACTGCCTCGCGGCTCCAATGGCCTTGTCTACTCCGGTAATGATGGTTTCAACGACTCCGCCGATGCCCTTGGCAATGTTCTTGAGCAGTTCCCACATAATTCCAGCGGTCTTAGTAACCAACTCAAACGCCACAACTACGACGTTCTTGAGCAGGTTAGCCAAG